CATAACAGTAACAGCCGAAGCACAGTCAATGTCACCAGTCTGTGCCAGAATTGTTGACGGATAGCCGTTGCTGTCCGTATCGTAGATCACCACGCGGCACAAAGAGGAACCAACTCCGGTAGAAATAGAGACGCCCGCTTGGTCAATTGTTTGATCTACGGCGCAAAACATGGGCGAGACCGTCATTCGACCAGCCGCCTGGCCGGCAGTCGAACGAGCGGTAGCGTTCATACTGTTGGAGAAAAATGTCCCCGCCGGATAAAGGAAGGGGTTCATAATCATCTGACCGACACCGTCTGCTCCCGGTGGGCCAGTCGGGCCAGTGGGGCCAGTGGGGCCTTGAGGACCAGTCGCGCCAGTAAAACCAATGGGGCCAGCAGGGCCTTGGGGGCCTTGGGGGCCTTCGGGGCCAACCGGGCCTTGAGGGCCAGTAGCCCCGTCAGCACCTGGAACACCGGGGTTTCCTTGTGGCCCTTCGGGGCCAACCGGGCCTTGGGGGCCGGGAGGGCCGTCGGCACCGTCAGCACCGGGAGCGCCAGGAGCGCCATCCGCGCCAGCCGGTCCTGCGGGTCCAATTGGGCCTTGAGGACCGGCAGGACCAGTAGGGCCGGCTGGACCAGTAGGACCGGTAGGGCCGGCAGGACCAGCAGGACCGGGCGGGCCTTGGGGGCCGGGAGGACCGGGGGGACCAGCGCCACCGCCGCCACCGCCACCCGGAAAAGCCGAGACGTTGCCATCCGTCAACAGGTATACCCCGTTGGTGTCCCTGGCATAATACATGGAGAAAACCCCAGGGGGCATAGGACGCCCCACCGGGATTTGAGAGATCGGGCCAACTCGGGCTATATCAAGCCAGAGATTGCCGAAACCGCCATCTTGTATGGGTTCTTTCGGTGGCATTACGCCCCTTAAACCGAAAAAGGAGGGGGAAGGTCAAGAGCCTTCCCCCTCTCATGGTCAGGCGGTGCCAGCAACCAGAGCGCCCATGAACGGGTCCATGTTCTCAGCGCCGTAGATGCAGTCCCACCGATGGATGTGCTGGCCGGTAGCAATGTCCGACCCGCGCCAGTAGCGAATGGAGATACCCGTTTCGGGATCCACCGCGTAGCTGGATTCACCCGTGAAAGGCTGATGCAGCCGAGCACTCACCAACTGGATCGCGGAGCGGGTCCACGCACCCCGGAGACGGCGGGTCAGGTTGGCCGGGCCAAGGTGGGTGACAACCGCATCGTTCACCGCAGCAGCGTTGACGGTCGCGAACGCAGTGTTGGCTGCGGTCGAGATACCGTCGTTGGTGCCTTGGACGATCAGCGGGGGGTTGACGATGAGGTTCATGGCGCCGCCAGCGTCGGCAACGATCGGCGTGTTGAGCGGGGAACCGACCGGAACCGAACCCGAAGCAGTCGAGGAGCCACCGAGCACCGTGAACTGCTGAAGGTAGGGAAGCTGGACATTGTTCCGCCAATCCCACGCGAACACGTTGGCGATGGTGAGGATTTCACCAACCCGAACAGTGGCGCCGGCCGCTTGACCGTCAACCGTGAGGGTCTGGACCATGGTGTCCTTCACATCACGATAGTTGACGCTCAGAGTGCCGTTGTTGATCAACGTCGTGTTCGCCGCAACACGGGTGCCGTTCGTGACCGCCGGGCATTGCTGCGTGGCGTAGAGGTCAATCTCCGAGAGGATCGGGATGCGAATCCTGTTCAGTGCATCCCGGTTCACGTTCTGGATATTGCCGCCGATCAGCGAACCACGAATGTTCTCGCCATCCTCGAACAGAACGGTCGAAACCAGGTCCGTGTTCGGAACACCGAGGTTCATCAGTCGGGTGTGAACCCGATTGAAGGCCGCGGGGCTCTGGATGAAATTGTCCGGGTCCGTTGCCGGCGTCGAACCACCGACGTAGGAGAAGAACTTGGCCACTTGACGCTGAAGATGCGCGTCGATCTGGTGAGCAAGCGTCGAAGCAGCCGACTTCATGACCTCCGAACGCATGAGCGCGTTGTAGGACTCGACATACTCGATGTCGCCCACAGCCACGTGGACCTTCGCATACTGGTCCACCGCAATGTCGATGGAACCAGTGACGATGTCCTGGGTCGCCAGCGCGGCGCTCTTGGCCGAAGCATCGTTGCGAGCGAACCGCGGAGGACGCTTCACATTGATCTTGAGGCCGTTTTCGTCGGTCACCTGGTCCCGGAACGTGCCCTTGACCAGCTTCCCGGTCACGAGTTGGTTCTTGGCCAGAAGGAGCATGACATTCGCATACTCCTGTGCGTTGAGAAACTGGTTTGCCACGGCATTTACCCCTTACTGTTGGCCATCTTCTCGAAAGCCAGAAAATCTGCGGTTGCCGCCGAAGTGCTGAACTGGCCCGTGGACCCCCTGGCGGGACTGATGGGGTCCGGTGCGCTCGAAACAATCTTTGGCTTGGGACGGGCTGGCTGAGACATCTCGGCCTCTTTCCGGCCAAACCAGAGAGCCTGCTGCCGCGGGTTCATGTCAGCGACTCTGGCCGCCTCCACCGGATTTTGAGCGAGATAGTAGAGAATCTCAGCGGCGACCTTTGTTTCCGCTGCGGTCTCGAACATCTCCTGGGTCAGAGGGAACTCGCCATTCCTGGCGGCTTCCACAACGACCGTATCGAAATCGGAGAACTTGGCTTGGCCGATTTCCGTGATCTGGGCAGCCTTTTCGCGGACTTGAGCAAGATGTTGCTCGGCAGCAGCCGCGCGCTGAGCTTCTTCCTGCTTTTGCAGGAGCGCCTGTATTTTCTGCTCCGCGCGGAAATCCGCCAGATCAGAGAAATACTGCGGGTCCAGTTCCCCATACCGATAATTTCTCGGATCGGGGCCTTGAACAGTCGGATCTCTATTCCCCCCGGCAACAGGTGTCAAGGGGTCTTCCTTTGCAGCTTTCGCGGCCGCTAGTTCGGCTTCGATTTGCTGAAGCCGAGTGCGCTGTGCAAGGGCTTCGCGCTCCCAATACCGACGATCCGCCGTCAGTCTGTTGATGCGTTCGGCGGTGGTTCGCTTGGACTTGTTGAGTTTTTCGACTTCCTCGCTATCTTCAGCGCCGCTGTCGTCATCTCTGCCTGCATCATCGCCAGTCTCGCCGGCGTCAGCAGCCACAGGAATCGCGTCTTCGGGCTCATCCCCGGTTTCCTCCTTGGGAGCCTCACGCAACGCAGCCGGCGTGAAGATCGAAATATCGGTTTCCTGAGTGTCAACCGCGTTTGCGTCGGGGTTCTGTTCGGTCATCGTCACCGTCCTCTTGCAAAGAATTGGCCAGTTCCATGGCCTTGAAAATCTTGTCCGAGTCTCTGGTTTCCACCTTGGCGTCCACGTCACGAGCCCGAGCATCGGCGTCAGACAAAGCCTTGCGTGCGGTTGCCCGAAGATTGACAGCGCGGGCCATCCGTTCGGCGACTTCGGCCCGGACAGCCTGAATCTCGGCTTCCTTCAGTTTCATGTCGATCTCCGCAGCCATCTGCGCCGCCTGGCTTTGCTGCTCCTGCATTTCCTGCATTTCAGGCGGCAATTCATCAGGCGGAACGACGCCAGGCGGCAGATTCAGACGGAAACGACGCGCAAACTCGGACGCCTGGGGCCAATCCTGGGCTTCCGCGACCAAATCCATCACAAGAACGGCGCTTTCGGGCGCTGCGTTCACGAAAGTCATCATCTGTTCGGCCGCCAGAGCCCGTTTTGTGACTGTCGCGGGGCCAGTCGTCACCGTCAGACCGTATTTGCCCATGGTGATGTCGCTATCGGGGTCCGTAGGGTCGTTGATAACGACCTGAAGGGCCTTGTCCTTCTCCCCGAGGATCGTAACCGTCCGCATCGTGTCGTAAACGGTCGGAATAAGTTCCAGAAGGTTCTTCGCGCACCGTTCTTCGGCAATCCGAAGCCGGTCGTGGTAGACGAAACTGCCAAGATCGCTGACGGACTGGCGCGCCTGAATGGCTCTTCCAGACACTTCGTTCGATTTCTGGCCCAAAGACGCCTCGTGGATGTTGGACACATCCCGAATGTCCTGCACGGACATCTGTGTCTCGGTCAGCAACGCCGCGTCGAGCGCTGGCGGATCTTGCCGCTTGGGCTCCATGCCCTCCGAGTTGTAGATCAGCAACGGATCGTCACTCAGATGGCTGTTCCGCCACTCCTTTTCGTATCCCGCAACGGCTTCCTTGGTCGCCACCCACTTGTTGCGGGGCGCTGCGACCATCTGTTCGGCCGCGATCGAGCGTTGGTAGTTGTGAAGGCGCTGAGGGTCTTTGAGAAGCCTCACCAGGCCCCAACGATGCACCTTGTCGCCCTCCCGCAGTTCCCATCCGGGAACCCGGTAGACCGGAACAGACGACACAGGAAGCGTGTAGGGGCCTTCGAGGATGTCTCCGCCCGAGCAAAGATACTTCTGGCAGACGATCCGGGGCACGTCGCGGACCATCGGTGTGCCGTCAGGGCGCCGGACAATCGCTTCGGGGTTCGGAGAGCCATCCGGCAGGATGGAGATGACCGAAAGACGCTCCTCAAGCATCTCCGGTTCGATCTCGACCGTGCTTCCGCTCTGAAGCAGGGCAATCGTGCGCCGGCCGTCCTCGATCCGCCGCCAGTAGCTGACCACCTTGATGCAGTCGGATGCATACCAGGTCGTCGTGCCAGTGCCCGTGGTGGCCGCGGAATCCCCGAATCCAGTGGTCGCCGCCCACGGATAGCGCGCTTTGAAATCGCCGATTGCGATGTCGTCCACCACAAACGCAAAACGGCTGTCTCCCGCGCACGGAAGAACGGCCATGGGGTCGAACACAGCCGCAAAGGGGTTGGCAATCGGCTCGATCTTGGCGTCTTGGTAGAACACCTCGTCGTTATTGTATTCCAGGCAAAGCTGGAACGCCCCGATACCGCAGATGGTCTGGTATTTCATCGCCTCATCGCGGGCAAAATCGGACTGCGAGTTCCTGAATATGGCCTTGATGATCCCCTGACGGACTTCCGCGATCTCCCGCGTGCCATCCTGCATGGGGTATACCCGGATTTCAGTCTCGTTCATGAGACGATTCCCGATGATCTGCGCCACGAACGCAGGAAGGCGGTTGATCGTCAGGCAGGGCTTGCGCGCTCTCTTGCGCTGTTTGAGGACGTTCGAGTCCCACTGTTCGCCGAAAGTGAACCGGATGTCTTCCAGCGCCGCTATACGATTGTCGTTATCGGCCTCGATCCCCTGGTCGAAGCGTTTACGCATCTCGGAGAGGAACTCCTCGGCGTTTCTGTAGCCTTTGGGGACCGCTGGCTTGCGGCGTCGGGACGTATCGGTGTCGTAAGCCATCTAGAGCATCCACCCACCTTCGGAGTTCTCGAACTCATGATACGACACTGCCACAGTCGGGGTTAATTCTACCTCGCTCAAGGAAACCCGGCGTTCTGGTTTTGGCTCAAAATACTCTTTTGAGGCAAAAGTCAAGGCCAGGGCGTCCCCGAGATCGGGCGACCGCAATCCTCGGGTCTTCATGTCGGCCTTCGACATCAGTAACCAATCGAGGTTCGTGCGGTGTATCTGGCGGA